GTGTGATGGAGGAGTACACGCCAGAGTTTGATCAGATGTTGTTTTATCTGCCTTTGGCGGGGTCTACGTTCAAGAAGGTGTACTACGACGAAGCGATGGATCGTGCCGTCAGTAAGTTTGTACCTACCGAGGATATTGTGGTGCCGTATGGCGCTAGTGATTTGGATTCGTGTGAAAACATCACTCAAGTTGTAAAGATGACTTTGAATGATTTGCGCATTCGTCAGGTCATGGGGTTTTATAGAGACATACCTGTTATTCCATCTCAATCTAACAACAGTGATGTTGTTGATGAAATGAGTAAATTAGAGGGTATGGAGCCGGGAAATCTGGATTATGACTGCACTTTGCTGGAGTGCCATGTCAATCTGGACTTGGAAGGCTTTGAAGACATGGGGGAAGATGGCGAGCCTACAGGTATAAAAATACCGTATATCGTCACAATAAGCGAAGATAACGGCCAAGTATTGTCTGTTCGCCGCAACTTTCGCGAAGAAGATGAACGAAGAAAAAAAATACCTTACTTTGTTCATTACAAGTTTTTGCCCGGGTTTGGGTTTTATGGCCTTGGTTTGATCCACACGATTGGTGGTTTGTCTCGCACGGCCACTGCAGCACTGCGTCAGTTGATTGATGCGGGTACGCTGTCCAATCTACCGGCAGGCTTCAAGGCCCGTGGCCTACGGGTCAGGGACGATGAGGAGCCGCTACAGCCCGGGGAGTTCCGTGATGTAGATGCCCCAGGGGGCGCTATCCGTGATTCTTTGATGCCGTTGCCGTTTAAAGGGCCAGATACAACCCTGTTTCAGCTGCTAGGCTTTGTGGTAGACGCTGGTAGACGTTTTGCGACCATAACCGACATGAAGGTAGGGGATGGCAACCAACAGGCCGCTGTGGGCACTACAGTAGCTCTCTTGGAGCAAGGCTCACGGGTCATGAGTGCGGTACACAAGCGACTGCACTATGGCATGAGGCAGTAGTTCAAGGCTTTGGCCCGGGTCATGTCTGAGTATCTGCCGCAGGAATATCCGTATGCGGTAGCGGGCGGTGACCGTTCTATCATGCGAGAGGACTTTGATGATCGGGTAGACGTGGTTCCGGTATCAAATCCCAACTCATTCTCACAGGCACAGCGTATTTCTCTGGCGCAGTCTCAGTTGCAGATGGCCATGCAAGCCCCGCAGATGCATGACATGCACGAAGCGTATCGGCGTATGTACGAGGCTTTAGGCGTCAATGACGTAGATAAAATATTGATAGCGCCGTCTTCAGACGATCCGATACCAAAAGACCCTGCGCAGGAAAATATGGATGCCTTGGACGGGGTTCAGTTAAAAGCTTTTGAAGGTCAAGATCACGATGCGCATATACAAGCGCACTTGATATTTATTACTTCGCCAACCATACAAGCTTTGCCGCAGGCCGCTATTGCTTTACAGAAGCACATTATTGAGCATGTGAAGCTGAAGTGTCAGGAGATGGCTACTGCACAGATGCTGCAGCAAACAGGTGGTCAGCCGTTGACCCCGGACATGGAACTACAGTTGGAATCTATGGTTGCACAGATGAATGCGCAAGAATTTGCCAAACTGAAGCAACTTACTGCACAGATCACGGGTCAGAACCAAGGAGATCCGTTGATTCAGCTGAAGCAACAAGAGCTTCAGATGGATGCCCAGAAGCAACAGGCCGATTTGCAGATGGATCAGGCCGAGTTGCAGATGGATCAACAGCGTATGGCTAACAAGCAGACGGAGTTCCAGCAACGGCTTGCTAGTCAGGAACGACAGACGCAGGCTCGCATTGATGCGGCATTGCAACGTGAATTGTTAAAACGAGGTGATTGATATGAAAGTTAAAGTTAACGGTGCTCCGCCCAAAGATCCGCCCAAGCCGGTAAACAAGGCGGTTATTGATGGCCAAGGTTCTATTCCTTATGCCCAAGCGGTAGAAGAAAAGACTCCGGACACCATGTTTGCCAAGGTAACCACCGGCAAAAAGCGCGGTATGGGAGCAGCTTTGCGAGGCTCACGATTCACTAACGCTTAATTTAGGGAGTTATGATGCTACAGGCACTGATAGGGCCGGTTGCTAATCTTGTTGGCGGTTTTCTTAACAACAAGCATGAGCAAGCGCAAGCCAAGCACCAAGCAAAACTACAGGTAATACAGAATGATGCCGATTGGGAAAGCAAGATGGCGGCGGCTTCTGCCAGTAGTTGGAAAGACGAGTTCTGGACTATTGTTCTCGCAGTCCCTCTCTTTTGCCTTGGTTACAGTGTTGTGGTTGATGATCCCGCTATTCTTGAGCGCGTTTCTAACAGTTTTTCTGCTTTGGATACTCTGCCAGATTGGTATCAATACTTATTGTTTCTTGCAGTATCCGCCTCATTTGGCATCCGTGGTGCCGACAAATTGATGAAGCTAAAGGGCAACAAATGAAGTGCTATGCCTGCCAATCGGAACTAATTTGGGGCGCTGATCACGACATCTCCGAAGAAGACGAAGAACACACGATAATTACAAACTTATCGTGCCCCAAATGCGAGGCTTTCGTAGTGGTTTATTGGGGTAAAAAGGGAAAAGAAGATGACACCCGAGCAGCTTAATGCGTGGAGAATCATTCCCAGGGTATTGATGTTTGCCATGATTGGCATGACCTATCGTACTGTGGAGTGGTTTATGTCTTTGCCCGATCCAAACCCAGAGCAAGCGGCATTGGTCAGTGTTATGACCGGTGCGTTAACAGGCGCGTTTGGGTTATTTTTGGGCAAAAAAGAGTGACTTACAAATACTTTACAGAGCAAGAGTTTGTTTGTCATGAAACAGGGGAAAACGAAATTGTCCCTGAGTTTATTCACCGTTTGGATGAATTAAGAGAGTTATGTGGTTTTCCTTTTACCATTACATCTGGATATCGCTCGCCACAACACAGCATTGAAGCGGCCAAAGCTGCCCCGGGAAAACATTCAGAAGGTATTGCTGCCGATGTGCGGGTTGTCGATGGGGTTCAACGGCGAACAATTATAGAAAAAGCTTTGACGTTGGGTTTTGGCGGTATTGGCGTGGCTAAAAGCTTTGTTCACGTAGATATTCGGGTATCTACCCCTGTGGTTTGGACATATTGACTTGTTGTTTTTATACCCACATGATATATAGATACGATTGTATAAGACGGAGCGCATGTGGACTCGTTACAGTTAGCGCAATTCATTCAAAAAACGATTAAAGAACGCCGATTACAAGTTTTAGAGCTATTAGAAAACAACGGTGTTAAATCAATGGAGCAGTATCAAAATTTAATGGGTGAAATATCGGCATTAAATTTTGTATTACAGGAACTCACGGGCCTGCTAGAAAAACAGGAGCAACTAGATGACTGATGCAGCAGAAGAATTGGATTTAGAAACCGCCGCAGAAGGCGTAAAATCTCTTTACAAAGCCCCTACCCCAAAAGTCCTTGATCCCGAGGCGGTGGACAAAAGTCTTTTAGATCGTATGCCGCAGCCTACAGGCTGGCGTATGTTGATTCTCCCGTATCGGGGCAAAGAAACAACCGAAAGTGGCATTTATATTCCTAACAAAGTTTTGGATGACAGCCAGATACAGACGGTTGTTGGCTATGTCGTGAAGCAAGGGTCCTTGTGCTACAAAGATTCAGAGAAGTTTCCAGACGGCCCATGGTGCGAAGAAAAGCAATGGGTGGTTTTTGCTAGATATGCGGGGTCTAGATTCCGTATAGAAGGTGGGGAGTGCCGTATTTTGAATGATGATGAAGTACTGGCCACTATTGATGATCCAGAAGATATTCTTAGTCTGTAAGGGAGGAATACAGCATGGCTAATGCTGCGGAAGAGACTGAATTTGAATTAGATGTAGGAGATGCTCAAGAAACGGAAGTAGAGTTAGAGCAGCCCCAGGAAGAGGAAGAAACCCCTACACAACCTTCTTTAGAGCTAGAAGAGCCTGAATTAGGCGCAAGCCCGCCTTCAGATGATGCTGAAATAGAGCAATACAGCGAATCTGTTAAAAAACGTATAAACCGCCTTACCAAAAAAATGCGGGATGCCGAGCGAGAGCGTGATGAATCCATCAGTTATGCACAAAAAGTGCAAGCTGAAGCAGAGCAGATTCGTCAAAGAATGCAAAATCTAGATCAAGGATTTATGGCAGAACACGGCCAACGGCTTGATTTGCAAAGGGCACAAGCCGAAGCCGCGCTTAAAAGAGCCGTAGAATTAGGGGATGCAGAAGGCACCGTAGTTGCCCAAAAAGCTTTGACCGATGTAACGATTGCGTCTAATAACTATGCTCAAGCGCAAAGACGAGCGCAACCACAGCCAGAAGCACAAGCGGTTCCGCAACCACAGCCGCAAGCACAAGCACAACCCGCCCCGCAGCGACCTGATCCTAAAGCTGAGCAGTGGGCCGAGAAGAACTCTTGGTTTGGAAACGACGAGGCAATGACCTTTGCCGCCTTCGGAATTCACAAAAAGTTAATAGAAGAAGAAGGGTTTGACCCGCAAGGGGATGACTACTACAATGAATTGGACTCTAGAATTAAGCGGGAATTTCCGCATAAATTTGGAGAAGAGCAAGTCACTGGCCGCAAACCCGCTCAGAACGTTGCCGGTGTTTCACGCTCCACTAAAACTGGGCGCAACAGTAAAAGGGTCCGACTCTCCCAGACCCAAGTAGCAATTGCTAAAAAATTGGGAGTGCCGCTTGAAGAATACGCGAAATACGTGAAGGAGTGATTGGAATGTCTGAAGATAAAAGAAGTTTTGAGGGCACCAAACGTTCTTCCCGTGAAGCAGCGACGAGGGAGAAACAGGGACGGCGTAAACCTTGGGCTCCCCCATCCATGTTAGAGGCACCGCCTGCACCAGAGGGTTTTAAACATCGTTGGATACGCGCCGAAGTGAGGGGTTTTGATGACACCAAGAATATTTCGGCAAGATTGCGAGAAGGCTACGAGCTTGTTCGTCAAGACGAATATCCAGATTTTGAATCTCCGGTAATTGAATCAGGTAAATATGAAGGTGTGTTTGGCATTGGTGGATTAATGCTTGCACGTATACCGCTTGAGACTGTGGAGGAACGCGCTGAGTATTTTGCTCAACGAAACGCGGATCAAATAGAAGCTGTCGAAAGTGATATGTTGCGAGAAAACGCTCACCCAACCATGGCGATCAGTAAACCTGAACGTCAAACTCGTGTAACTTTTGGCGGCCCAAAGAAGTAGGGCCGCACAGAATGGAGACATAAACTATGGCAAATTCAGAAACTGCCTTTGGTCTTCGTCCTGTAGGTCTTGTAGGAAGCGGTGCTAACAGTACCGGCGTTACTCAGTATGAAATTGCTAGTAACAACACTAATGCTATTTTTAACGGAAGCATTTGTGTTCCAACTGCTGCAGGCGTAATAGACCAAGCTGGAGCTACCGATGGCGGCACTACGCAAGCCCTTGGTGTTCTAGTAGGGGTTGAATATCAAGATGCCACACAAAAGAAACCTGTGTTTCTTAACTACTGGCCCGGATCAGGAAGCGTATCTGTAGATACTAACTTCCCTGTGAAGGCTCTTGTGGCTGATAACCCCGATCAATTGTTCGTCGTAGCGGCGGATGCCACCCTCACTGACCGAGCTACTGCATTAACAGCTGTTTTTGCTAACGCTAGCCTGGGAACGTCTGCTCGTACCGGTTCTACCGATACAGGTAAGTCCAATTCCCAACTGGGCGTAAGCACAATTGCCGCTACTGCAACGCTACCATTGCGTATTGTAGGTCTGGTTGACGATGATGCTAACAATGATTATTCGTCTGCGGGAGCGCACCTGCTTGTTC